CTAGATTAGGTTTTTTATAAAGATTAGTTTACATTTTAACATTTAAAATTCTATTTTATTCTCGTCAATAATTTCTCTTCCCATTCTAAATACTTTTAGTATTATTTTTTGTGATGCATTTAAATTCTCTGAATTTATTCTTATAATATCTCCTTCAATCATTATTGAAGTCATAAAATCACAATTTTGCTGATTTAAACAGTTTATCAGAGAGGTTCTTAGACTCTCTAATTGGTTCGAGAAATTAGCTTGGATAGTCTTCAAGTTTGTGGAGAATATGCACTCTAGCTCTAAAAACTCATTCTCGTCCACATTCATGCCTTCAAAAATAGAATTCAACTCCATTAGTTCTAAAGTTTCTTCTTCATCCATGTCTTCTATCGTCTGCACAACACCAGAGTTAGCATTTTTCAGCCTGTTTTTGATGTCATTGATCTTACTCATCACTACCATCGTCATCTCTGAAGAAGGATCATTTTGTATTATGGACTCTAGCTCCAAAATGTTACTCACAGACTTTATCAATCTAATGTACATCATCACTTGATCTTCTTCCCAGTCAACATCGCATCCTAATGTTATACAATCCACCGAGAATTCAAAATATTCATCTTCTTCTATCATGCTTTCTAAAGCAGAGACGTCATCATTCAAACTTAAGAAAACTTCATCTGACATGTCTAGATCCCTCTTTTCTTCAGAATAATAATCCTCTTGCACTTCTATTTCCAGACAATTGTAAAATAGTTTTATGGTTTTAATGACGTATTTTAAGAAATATCCTTGATTTAGATTCTTACTTCCTCTTAACAAACAGCAATTCATCATCAGATTATTCAAGAAAATCTGTCTCATTTCTTCTTGTTTGTCAGACAAGATTCTTTGCCTTTCCAAGGACCAAGAAACATCGAATTTCTTCAATTTTAAGCTATTAACTACTCCTTTTAATTCGTTCTTTTGTTTGGTTAGAGTAGTTATTTCTAATTCTGTAGACTTTTTCTCCACTTCTTTGATCAGGATCTCTGTCTCAGCTAAGTTGCGGCTTTTGTCAGTTAACAGTATATTTCGCTTCATCTTTAATTCTGTCATCAATCTGTTCAAGCTTCTTTTATGCTCTTCCAACCGGTAAATGTCCTTTTCAAGTTGCTCGAGTTCTTCTTTCGAGCTCAAATAAGATCCTGATTGTATTTCTCTATCTGCTATGAACTTGTCCCTCTCTTCAGCTAAGTTTGATAGGAACTCAAGAATATTCTTGTTGTCTTGATTCATCAGCATTTTTGAAAATACATCTTTAGGAATTTCTTTACCGTTCATTATATTGAGATCAATCTCATCAAAATCTCCACTTATCTCTCTAGTCAAGTAATCTGGAGAGTTAAAATAATGACTAAATATAGACAGCCTGGCTTCATGTAGCCTGGTGAAAATCACTACTCTCTCGAAAGGTATTATTTCTATATACATATCTTCAGATAGAACATTTCCAATCCCCAGTTCTTTATCTAGCCTAACTGGACAAGCGTGTAAATCTGCTTTCTTTGACATTATCCTATCTCCGCTACCATGGAAGTTCACCCAAAAATCGTTTTTGTTGTGACCTATCACATCATCTTGATGAGTGGACAACTTTAGTCTTCTTATAGCCAGCTTCAGATAGTTCATTGACTTTGATATGTCTCTGAGAGTGCCAGTTTCTATTAAAACAATTTTGTCATTGTTAACGTGTAGTTTATACTCTTTCTCTCGGTGTAAAACAAGAAAAACACCTCTACCGACCCATTCACCTCTCTCATTTCTAGACTGTGGTTTGATATAGCCGATGTAAGTTTTGTTAGGGATTTTCTTACACTCTCTTAGAACAAAAAGCTTCTGTTCCACGGTTAACAGCGTCGATTGCATGGTCGAAAGCACTCTTAGTATTACTCCATCAGACTGATCTCTTTCGTTCAAAAAGTTACTTTCATGATACTCTTTGTCCGATAGACTCAAGTTATTAGATATCAATAGCTGTTTTAGTCCTTTCAGGTCAAAATCAGTCAAGGCTTTGAACGTAGCTGAGTACCTTTCTATTACCACAAAATTCTCTCTTAGATCTTCTCTTAAGACATCTGTCTTTCTCTCTTTCCTCTGTTTTTGTAGATAATAATTGTTGCTCCTAGTGTAACATACTAAATTTCTAAACTTTTCATCTAAAGAAAAAGAATTTCTAGCAGAAGTAATAGGTGTTATGACAGTGTATCTCTTCTCGAAGCTTTGTAAGAAAGATCTAAAATTTCCTACTCCAGAAAAAGGAAAATTTTGCTTATCTCTTATTAGCTCAGAAAAGGTTTTCAATCTGCCTTCTACAAATAACCACGGATAAATTACCTGGTAGTATGGCAAAGCAACATCAACTTCTGCTTTAGTTTTACTTGGTTTGAATTTGCCATCCTCCCAATAATAACACAAACAATCTCTGATGCTAACTCTTTGTCCAAATTGAGAAACAGGAATTGAGAAATCCATCTTCCTTTGAACCATCTTCTCTGAGGTTTCTATCTCCAGGTAGTCATAACACTCATCTATAACTTTTTCCATAGAATTGTAAAAATATGATTCAGTGAAGGTCATATCTTTAAGTCTCTGAACTGCGTCCGGATCAACTTGTTGCGATTCCATTTGGTTTATATATGCGCTAACTCCAATCAATGACAGCCATGTCTTGTCCCACTTGTTAGTTTCCTTCCTCTGCACTTGAACGCACGCTGTCTGTAACACATAACAAGAAGAACTCATTGTCTTATACGTGTCAGTGTATGAATAAGCTTCCGAGCTACTAGGATTTAATAGTTTATCCCATATCAGGTATAAACTCTCTAATGGATTGGTTGGTCCAGTTACCAAGAATGAAGGTCTAGACAAAACCACATACTCGTAATCGATGGGAGGCATGAAATCTCTTACTGCTCTCAACCATTTTTCTTTTGATCCTATGTTTATATTCACTCTTATGGTTGGTTTGCCTTTCTCATCTATTTCAAATTTATTATCTGAGAGCCTCATGTTGCAAAATGCCTTCAATGCATTAGGATGGTCTTTCATATTCATGAAATACAAGTAGTCAAAGCTAGTTAAGCCAGCGCAAAGTCTTGGTGGCATAAGAAAATATCCAACCTCAGGACATCTGCATTTTAATATTTCTTCCATGTATCCATCAAACCATTCTGAACTCCGCATTCCTAGACAGTGATAATGGTTGAACATTTGACTCAGAGCCACTACATGAACTGTGTCGCTCTTCACGCAATTTTCTATGCATTGCTTCTGGAGCTCAACCCAAGTCCTTGATCTATCTATTAAAGAATTGGTCACTTTGGGTTTTGTTGCCGCATACACATATTTTATACCTGGCACCACCAAACTATGCATTATCATCCAGAATGAATTGAATTCTGACACTCCACTGAAATTCGGTCCTGTCGATTTTTCGTACGAGTGTGTCATACAGCAGTCTTGACTCCAAACGCGGCAAACCAAAGACACTGAAGTGAAATACAACGACAAGAATTCTTTGGTATTCACTTGATTTTCTCCAATCTTTATTGAATCTTTGTTAAATAAAGCAGTTCGTAACACTAAAGAGTCATCACTTGAAACGCTCCAATGATCATCGTTTATTTTCACACAGTTTCTACCATTCGTTTTGTTTATAACAGTTTCTATTATCAGGTGTATGACTTTCATTACGATTATCATGAACAAAGAGAACATACCATGCAACATTGAACTTGTGAAATGTAATGCTCCCTGCATCATATTTGAGAAATTGTTCATGACAATCTCGTGAGGGTTTATCAGAGTTCTCCTTTCGTTCCTGCCAAGAAATTGATCTTTTAGTTCGTTCATACCACTGTCAAAATTCTTTCTTTCTGTATAATTTGAGTACTCTTGTAGTAGTTTCTTAGGTAGTTCTAATTTTTTGTATGTCACCAAGTTCAAAATAGAGCACAATGTTCTTAACAAATCATCGCAAAACTCTTTGTCTTCACTTGGTCCTTCTATGTCCTTCTGCATAAACCCATACCACATACATCCAAATAAAGGCATCACAAATTGTTGACACCAGTTTGTTTTATCATCTGCATCGTTGCAAAAGATTGATCTCAGGTATTTTCCTTCTGTCTTTTTCTTTGAAAAAGCTATAATGTAATTTCTAATAATTGAGACTTTTTCTGATCCTTTGGTTAACATTTCTGTTGGTAAGTTCTCGCAAACTATCCGACTACAAGTCTCAAGAAATAATATACAGACTCTACTATAGATATCAAACACAAAAATCTCTCGTAAACCAGTTAATTGTTGTTTCTTGAATAGGTTAGAAAACACTCCTTCTTCCTTTATTACAGAGTATATCTCAAACAAGTTCTCGAGAGGTTTACCATTCATTATTTTATTACTTATTATATGTTCGAGAGCCAATAATTCAACTATTTCTTTTTCTCGCTCTTCAGTCATAGGCAACCCTGAGTTTAGTTTGGTCAAAAGTTCGTCAAGATCTCTTGAACTGAGGTTCATTGACTGATCAGAACTCCTAGCTGCTTGTAATATACTTCTGAATGACACTTTGCTTCCTAGATCTGTCCTTGTCATCAAATTTATGGTTGCTTCTAGACATTTTATTCTTTTGTTCATGCTCTTTTGGACAGAGTAATCTAAGAAATTCACATTCTTTTGTCGTACAGCACTAGCTTTGAAGGTAGCGATGTCAGAGAAATCTATTCTAGAAGTTTCTTGTGACAACCTTTTCCTAAAGATCTTCATGAAAGACGACCCACTCTTTTGATCTAAATAATCTCTAGAAACTATTCCTATTTCTTTCACTAAATCCACTCTGAAACTATGCGGTTTACCTCTGTTACCTTCTGATTTCCACCCACACCAATCCCAGTCTGCTTTCGGATCATATAGTTTTATTTCTTGATTTATGATTTTTGCATAAATCGTATGGGATGCTTGATTAGTGTCTCCCTCATTAGGATTGTGAAAGACGCAGGAATAAGAAGCATATAGTATCTGATCGAGATCCATTATCTCTGTTAAAGTCATCCAACTAATGACTCCTTTGTATCTTGTCCTAATACTAGCAGCTCTCCTGTCTGACTCTAAATTTTCTAAATCTTCTGTTGTGTCTTCCTGATCTCTTTTATCAGTGTACATTTTAGGCGGTGACAAGCTCATCCTCTTTATGGCCTCAAACATCCTCTTCTGAAACCACATCACTACTGGGTCTCTTATTATCGTCGGTAGTTTCGTCAAGATTTTGTAAGGCTCTCTCTGCTGCAAAGTCTGCGCGCACGCTTCTCCATAAGAATATCTCATCAATAGCCCACTAATAATTAAATTTGGCTTCGTTGACATGCTTAATATACTCTGTGCAACTAAATGTTTCCAGCTATTTGTTTTGAAGAAGTGTATCTTCGAGTTTTTTATGTCGTTCCTATCCATGAAAATATCTTTTAGATAGGACCATGTTGCAAACATTGTAAAACTGTTTCCTAGATGATGTGATATTCTGTGTCTTTCTATAGAGTAAAAGTCACTGATGCAGAAGTTCTCGTCATAATCTTCAAGTTTTATCATAGTTTTGTTTGGAACGTCAAGAACATCTATCTTTGGATGCAGTATTGCAAAACGAATTCCTTTCGAAACAGATATACATTTAACCAGAATGTATGTATTAGTTCCTCTAATCTTCTTTATCAGATATTGTCCTGAGCTAGTATACGAATGTAAGGATATACACACTTCTTCAAATATTCTGTCATTTGCATACATCATTTTGCATAGCTTGGTGTTGCCAAACTCTGTCATCTCTTCTTCAGAGTACTTCACGTCTCTCTGCTTTATATGATCTTTCATAAGTCTTATATATTCAGGGGAATTTATACTTTGTCCTTCAACATAAGAATACCAATCATAGTTAAATAAGGAATCTCCAACAGACGAGTCCAGGTCCCAATCATATGGTATAGATTGCTCCTCTTTCCGTTTGGTCATCCTTGGATCCTCCTTGAACATTTTTGACTCTATGGCTCTTTGTGCTAACAGATATTTCTCTTCGACTGTCAATGTATCGAATCCTACTTCAAATCTCATTGCAGCTCCTCTATCTCTAACAGCTGATTTAAGGTGCTGATACTGATTCGGGTCGTAGTGTTCACTAGGCTCTAGATTGCTTGGATCTAAACTTGACTCTTTAAAATATCCTAACTGGCTCTTTGTCAGATTATTTGCAGAAGTTATGTATCCTAAAGCTTTTAACGTAGAATAATCCAAGGCAGACTTGACAACATCAGGAAGAAATCCTTTCATGGCTAGACCAGTCCTAAATAGTTTTCCTACTGGTGATTTTGTCTTTAGATCGCCTATACTGGGTAAAAGACCCCTGTCATTCATTACCACAGGAAAAGATTTCAAGAAAGTTGAGAAACTTTTCTTCTTCTCTAATTCTACACCTTTTTCAGACATCCATTTCAAATTTCTCCTTTTGTCTTCGTAATCATCTAATATCTTTCGGACATCTTCTATGGGAGTCTCTTTTACTGTTTTTGACACCAATTCTCTCATTTTATCTTTGATCTCATTAAATAACATCTTTTTAAAGTTTGCTCTTTCTGTTGATCTCCAAGCTTTTATCATTTCTTCAGTGATAACCAGTTTGAAATCATGAGTTTTGTACTTGACTTTGAACTCTTCGGCCATCTTCTTTATCTCTCTTTCTATTATTTTTTCGCTACTGAAATCTGTTGCATCAATTGGAATAGAGAACTCATTAATTAATTTGTTTTTAACAATATTTCCCAGGTTGTAAGCCCACAATACTTCTCTAACGACTTTTTCGCTTAACTCTATATTAGCAGTTATCTTATCACTTGAAATCCCACAGACTAATATTGCACCCTTGTATCCTTTTTGTCTCAACGTGTGCGTGTATTTTCCTATTTTTACTTGGTATGCAACTTCGGAACTTTTAGCGTTTGTGCCGACTTCCAAGATCCACTCGTTCCCTTTTCTGTAATCTGGTGTCAGTGTACATCCTCCCATGTCTTTCATAGAAGCGTCAGACTGGCCTATTTTCCCTCCCATTAATGTCATTGCAGCAAATTCATGTGGGATCTTTTTCAAAAGATCCAGAGTATAAGATCCCTTTAGAGATAACATCTTGACTAGAGATTTATCTACATTTTTATCTTCAATGTTTATAGTCAGACTGACATCATCTGTTGGCATTATCTCAGCTGTCATGCTCACAATCGGGGGATTATACAGACCTATAGACGAGTAATCTTTCTTGAAACTAGGCACTATCTTAGTCCGTGACAATTGATCATTCTTTAGCCCACTCACTACTCCACTGTAAGTCCGTTTTTGTTCTTCTCTTTCTCTCACAGCTTTTTCTCTTTTCTGACTCAACCTAAGAGCTCGCTTTCTTTCAGATTCTTTCTCATCTTCTCTTAACATCTCGTTTAAAGCTACCAAGAAGTCATCTGGATCTTCTAGATCATCAAAGTCCACCCAATCTATCTTCTCATAATACTCCCAACTTTTGCCTGATTTCATTCCAAGTGTAGGGACTACTGAGCTGATCAAGATAATTATTAGTAATAATATCATTCAAAATGTTTTATT